TATGGATCGATTAGCAAAACTCCTTGGTATCGATTTTGTCAATTGTTTTGATTGGGACATCTGTGAAGGAGATATTGACAAACTTGATCAATCGATTTATGCCGTCTGGATAAAGATCTATTATTCTTTTGGTTTGATTCATGAGAAGAAGAATGCAGCCTATGAATTAAAAAAGAAACTTTTGATTTTTATAATGAAGAATGTGGTTACTCGTCTTACACGCGTTTTCGTAGAACTGTGGGAGATACTTTTTGGAAAGGTTCCCTCAGGAGTATTGGATACGTCCCATATGGATTCGTACATTAAACTTCTTTGGTTTTTTGTGTTCTGTGTATGGGTGATAGAAACCGCTCCAAAGGAGATGCGTCGTGCGCTCTGCAATTATGCTGTCCGAATTATAATGATTATAGTCTATGGGGATGATTTTCTTTACAATAAGGGTAAGCAATATGCAGATTGGTTCAGTGGCGCAAAATACCGAGACTTTCTCTATGAGTTTCAGGGTGTCGTTCTCCGTGATCTCCGGGATGGTATTCCCTTTTGTTCAACCGTGCACAATGGCTGGTTTGTTACGAAAGGTGCTTCTTTCTTGAAAATGTATGCGGTTATTAATGATCAGTACACAGAAAAAGGTGGTCAGTGCAAATTTCTTCCGTTTCGAGAAACAGCTGAATTTATGATGAGGTGTTTCAATGGTCGAGAACCTAAAGACCGTGATGTTTTGGACATGCTCCTCTCTTCTCTAGCTCATGCGTATGGCACTTATGGTTCTAATAAGGATGCCTACTATGCACTTCTCTCTTTTTATGAGTCTCTTATTTTTGAAAATGATCTGATGGAAGCAACATCTATGGAAGATATTTGTTCTCGTTTATCGGCGAAGGATCTTAAGCAGTATCGTATGCTTGGGATGGAGCTCGATGATATTAAGTCGGGCTTTCCTAAGTTGTCGACTATACAAGGCAAGAATGTTTGGGATCCGGATTACCATGTTATAACTTCCTATGAAATGACTAGTTCTCAGGAGGTAGATTGGAATTATGACTGAATGTCTTTCTTTTTCCGCGAAGTGCGCGCGGGGTAGTAAGTACGCTTTTTTCGATTTCGCCCTGGTCGAATCAAAAATTACAGGGGTCAGATTAACTTGGGGCAATGGGAAAAACCAGGTAAGTCCCAAGTGAACTGAAGCAATAA